GGGGGAAGTATCCGAAAGGGTATGGAAGCCGACTTGCAACAAGCTAATATTACTACTTTGCTTCGTGGCGATGTAGAAAAAGCCAAAGCCTTATATGCCCAGCTCTCCGATTATGGGGTAAAAACACCCTACGACAAGGCGGGACTTATTGAAGCACAGAAGACAATGATGTCCTTCGGGCTTTCCTCTGAGTTTGCTTTTGGCAAGCTAAAGAACATCGGAGATATAGCTATGGGCGATGCCCAAAAAATGAAGAGCTTATCACTTGCTTTTGCACAAGCCACCTCGGCAGGCAAGCTACAGGGGCAGGACTTAATGCAGATGATAAATGCGGGCTTCAACCCCTTGCAAGTGATAAGTGAGCGCACTGGCGAGAGTATGGCACAGCTCAAAGAGCGAATGAGTAAAGGAGGTATTTCGGCGCAAGAGTTGGCACAAGCCTTTGAATGGGCGACGGATAAACAAGGGCTATTTTACCAAGGTGCCGAAAAGGCGGGACAAACCCTTAGCGGTAAGTTCAATAAGATGATGGACTCAATTACCGAGCTTGCGCTAAAAGTGTATGAGGCTATTAGTCCTATACTTGGTCCCTTGGTAGACCTTATGGCAGTTATATTTTCAAGCATAGGAGGAGGTATAGGGTGGCTTATTCAGAAGTTTCAAGAGGCTAACCCCGTGGTGCTTCTCGTAGCAGGAGCTATAGGTATCTACGCAACAGCTATGATACTACACAACACCTATACGGCTATAGCGACTGCTTGGCAAAATAGGCTCACCTGGGCAGTGATTAAGACAAACCTTGCTTTTTTAGCCAACCCTATTACGTGGATAATAGCAGGTATTATAGCCCTTATTGCTATCATTGCTTATTGCATTGTAGGTGTAAGTGGTTGGGGCAAAGCGTGGGATAACACTGTACAAGGTATGAAGTATATATGGGAAGCCTTTATACTCACCTATAAAGCTCATTGGAATACAGCTGTTAATGCTTTTATGGCAGGTATAGATGCCTGTAAGCTCGCTTGGTATAAATTCAAAGAAGCGGTTGGTTTAGGCGATAGTTCCGAGAACCAAGCGATGATTGCCAAGATACAAAACGACTTGCAAGAGCGTGCCAAATCGGTAACTGAAGGATATAAGAAGGCAGGCGAGGCAGGGGCTAAAGCTAAAGAAGCCTTTGGTAAAATAGGGGACTCTTTAGAGTTTAAAAGTTTTAAGGAGGTGAAAGACGGGCTAATGGGCAAGCTGGGTATGAAAACCGAAAGCAGTCCTACGCCAGGGATAAGTCCTATTACGGGAGAAACTACTGCCACCACGGGAGAAGGCACTAAAACCAAGGACAATATTGTATCAGGAGGCACCCGACAAACGCATATCAATATACAGATAGGCAATGTAGGCACTGATACTAAGGTATATGTTTCCTCTGTACGTGAAGGAGTAGAGAACTTTGGAGCGATGGTCAAGGAGGAACTCCTCAGAGCAATTAATAGTATAAACCAAATGCAGACAGCTTAATGAAAGATATACTCATAGATGAGGAAAACGATTTGCGCCTATTAGCAGGTGATTTTGAAGTGGGGTACTCCGATAACCAACAGCAAAAGGCTATCCTTACTACTGAGAAGGGTGAATGGAAAGAGCACCCCGAAGTAGGGGTAGGCATCGCCCAAATGCTCGCCGATGACCTCTATACCGAAGTACTCATTGAAATAAAGAAACAGTTGGAGTATGACGGTATGCAGATTAACGATGTAGCCCTACAAGAGGGTGGCAAATTACTAATTGATGGACAATATAATTAAACTATGGCACTAAACAAACAAGCCCTTCAACAAGGCATTATTGCCTTACAACAAGATATGCAACGCAAAACCGATGCAAGTATGGAAGAGTACGCCGAACGCTTAGCCTCCCTTATTGACGACTTTGTTAAGAGTGGTGAGGTAACAGTGCAAGCAGGAATCACCCTACAAGCAGGGGCTTATACGGGTGCTACTACGGGTGAAGGAAAAGGGAAAATAACTTAAAAACACATATCACAATGGAATGGATAACAGAAGTACTTAAAGAGCATTTTGGTTCGTTTATCGGTATGGTATTATCGGGCTTAGCAGGTTGGTTCTTTGGTCGCCCCAAGCAGCAAATGGAACTACAAACCTCCGAACTTGACAATGTAGACAAGGCTGTGAAGATATACCGAGAGATGATAGAAGACTTAGGCACCAAGTACGCCAATGCTATTGAGGAACTCAAACACGCTAACCAACGCATTAAGGACTTAGAAGCCTCAGTAGAGGAACTTCTCACTGAATTAAAGAAGTACAAGCAGTTAAATGGTAAAGCAAAATGACAATCGCCGCCCTACATAATCAAAGTCTATTAGATATTGCCCTGCAACATACAGGCACAATTGAAAGCGTCTTTGAGTTTGCCGAAGCCAACGCTATTAACATCACTGATGATGTGCAAGCGGGCAAAACCTTAGTACTGCCTGCCGAAGCATTTAGCAATAAAGATATACTAAACTACTACATCGCAAAGAACTTACAGCCCGCAACCGCCTTTTCTAAAGAAGATGAGAAAGTTACTAAACGCCTTGAGGGTATTAGTATTTGGGCGATTAACTTAGACTTTGTAGTAACACAACAATAACTATGGCACGAAGCATTCAAGAGATACAAAACCTTATCCTGCAAGCCAAAGCACAAGAGCCTGCATTGGAAAGCCTCAATAGCACTTCCAAAGTAGCTATATGGCGATTGTGGGTGTACATCATAGCCGTAGCTATCTGGAGTTTAGAGAAGCTATTCGACCAGCATAGATCGGATATAGACAAACGCCTTGCCGAACTCAAACCCCACACCGCACGTTGGTATCGCAGTAAAGCCCTTGCCTTTCAATATGGCTTTGACCTATTGCCCGACAGCGACAAGTTCAATAACCAAGGGCATACGGAGGAAGTCATAGATGCAAGTAAGATAGTGAAGTACTCGGCGGTAATAGAAAGCAAAAACGAGGGGCGTTTGATAGTGAAGATAGCAGGCGAACAAGGCGACACGCTCCAACCAATCACCGATGCCCAAAAGCAAGCCTTTGAGGCGTATTTGCAGGAAATCAAAGACGCGGGCGTACGCCTATCGGTAGTGAACTACCAACCCGATATTCTGCATTTGCAAATGAAGATAGTATATGATCCTTTGGTATTAGATAGTAACGGACAAAGTATCATTCACGCTACACACCCAGTAGAAGAGGCTATAAAAAGCTACTTAAAAAGGTTGTCATTTAACGGCGAATTGGTATTAGCACACCTTATTGATGCACTTCAACAAGCAGAGGGGGTTAAAATACCTCACTTAGTGTTAGCACAAAGTAAGAACATCACCAGCGGTGGAGACTACGGAGCTTTTGAAACTATTGAAATAAGCAAGATACCCACCGCGGGCTATTTTACCATTGATAACTTTAACGATATAACCTACGTTAGCAATGTATAACCTAAACATCGACAAACTGCTCGTGCTGCTAACCCCTACCTTCCTGCGAAAGCCGAAGTTAGTAGCGTGGTTACGCACCTTGGCAACGCCCTTGCACAAACTGCTATACGACTTTCAGCGAGCCAGCCAAGCCGACTTGTACAACTTGGCACACAACAGCCAAGTATGCTACCTGCGCAAAGCCCTTAATGATGAGTTCGACGACGAAAAAAGGCGTATCCGTATCGAGGACGGCAGGCAGAAACAAAGGTTGTATATCTATCCCCGAAGTGCTAATAAGCCCCTGTACATAGGAAAAGTATTCCTCTACCAACGAGGCGACTATATAGATGGTGGGGTAGACTTTATAGTAGTCCTTCCCAAGGACTTAACATACGACAAATATAAACTTGAAGCCCTCGTGAACTTCTACAAGCTCGCAGGCAAAAGATGGACAATAGAAACTAAATAATATGAATAAGCTACATACAGAACACAACGCAGGCTACCCTTTTGATGTTGGGTTTTTCGCCTTTATGCAAACCGCTTACAGCCTATTTAACCACTTCGGACATCTTGCAGGCAATAAGGTTATTATATCAGGGTGCGAAGAGATAGGCAACACCATCAGCCCTGGTGCGGTGTATATCAATGGAGAGTTATTGCCCTTTGAAGGAGGAGCCAAAGACGATACAGTATGGATAAAAGAAGATACTACACAAGCAACCTTTCAAGACGGCTTTTCTCACACTTTAGAAACCGTGCGTACCGTTGTTTTTGGTCGCTCTACTTCTGAGAAGACTTACAATTGGGAAGACTTTCAACGCATTACTAATCTACAAGATTTAGGCAAAAATAAAACAGATAACAGTGAGACTAAAAAACTTATCAAGCGTATTGAAATACTCGAAAAACAGAAGCAAGCCATACCCGTTGGACTCATCGCTATTTGGGGCAAGCCTGCTAACCAGATACCCGAAGGCTGGCGTGAGTACACCGACCTGCGAGGTAGAATGCCCGTTGGCTTAGACCCTTACTATCATAAAACTAATGATGATGCTCAAGACTATCAGCTCAATAGCCTACTGAAGCAAGGTGGCGAACGCTCTCACAAACTCACCGAAGCCGAAATGCCTTCGCATAGTCACAAATTACACTATCGAGAAACACAAGATGATGCAGGAAATGGAAGCGATGGAAGAGAGCTCTCAACGGGTACGAGTCATAGTACAGATGTAACCAAAACAGGTGGCGACCAACCTCATAACAATATGCCCCCTTACCACGTAGTACAATTCATTGAGTATATAGGCTTTAACTAATAAGTAATAACTTAATATTTTTAGTAATATGACACCAAAAAAAACATTAAAAAAGTGGTTTTCTAACTTAATGAAACCCGCACAAGAACATTTCGCTGCTTGGATTGACAGCTATTGGCACAAAAGCGAGTTAATTTCGATGAGCAATATTGAGGGGCTTAGCAGAGCCATTGAGAACACTGTCTCGGCAAAGCAGCTGCTCAACCATTTAGAGGACACCAATGCCCACCGCACCTTATTCGACCAAAAAGTAGACAAAGAAGACGGCAAAGGCTTGTCGGCTAACGACTTCACTAACGAGCACAAGGAGAAGTTAGAGGGCTTGCAGCCTACTGACACTTCGGGATTGTTACCTAAAGGGGGATATGATGGTACGGGACAACATCTTAAAGAGGCTATTGACGGACTGCAAACCAAAATGCAACAAGTAGAAACTACCTTAAGTGTAGACGACACCTCTCTTGATACTCTTCAAGAAATTGTTAGCCAAGTAAAGGATAACAAAAACTTGGAAACCTTGCTAATCAGCAAAGTAGACAAAGAAGACGGCAAAGGCTTGTCGGCAAATGACTTCACCAACGAGCACAAGGATAAGTTAGAGGGCTTGCAGCCTACTGACACTTCGGGCTTATTGCCAAAAGGCGGCTATGATGGCACAGGGCAAGAACTGAAAGAGGCTATTGATGGCTTGCAAACCAAAATGCAACAAGTAGAAACTACCTTAAGTGTAGACGACACTGCCTTTGATACCTTGCAGGAAATCGCTACCCAAGTTAAGAACAACAAGGATTTAGCAACAATAATAAATGAAAAAATGGATAAAGACGAATTTTTTGAAAAATTAAAACAACTCTTTAGTTTTTTTGAAAATTCACAGATATCCATATCTAATCCTTTAGGCAGGATGGATATTTCCTCTAAATCTCTATACATCCACTCAAGTGAGGAACTTCTCAAATTTTTTGGAAAAGGAGTTGATATAGTATCTGGAGTTAATATTGCCTTAGAAACCAATCAGGGTATCTATTTAAGAGGTAGTTTCGGACAAGGAATTGTACAATTCTTTGATGTTTATGCTCAAGATGTAAATTTTCGTGGTGATGATTCAATGAATGCTAATATATCTGGATATAAAACAATATCATTAACTGCGCAGGATAGTATAAATTTTAATGCGCAAACGGTAAGGGTTAATGGAAATAGCTTGACTACTTTATTTGAAGACTTTCAAAATATGTATAATAAAGTAGCCGATTTAGAAAATAGGATTTCATCTTTAGAAAGTCGCCCAGCTGGTTATCCTTAAAATCTAAAAGAATATGAAAAAATATATGCGAAAACACATCATCAAACTATTTGCACTCAGTTATATAGTGCCATTTGCAGGTAAAATAAGAAGTTTTACCCGCTCTGCCAACATCATATTACCCTTAATACTCATTGGAGGACTTATTGTTTGTGCCGAGCTTTATAGCTGGCTATACATACTCTTGCCATTGTTGTCTGTAGCTTGTTTCTTTGGATTTGGCTATTTTCACTTTTGCCCACTTACAGACAAAGACTTTCCCCTGCTTGACGATACCCAACGTTGGCAGTATGAAGCCTTTCAAAGGCGTGTAACTCCAGAGCCTAAAAGCTACAATGCCCAATGGGTATTATGGGTAAACCCTTTGGCAATAACCATAACCCTTACTAT